AAGATTCGTCATCGAGGAAAGCGAGAAGGCCAGCTTGCGGTTCGGCAAGCGCAGCCTGCGGCATAACGGTGTGCAGTTCGACCAGGCCAAGTGCGTGACGGTGCGCGGCAACAGTATGTTGCCGGTGCTGCGCGACGGCGCTACGGTCGGGGTGAACGCAGGCAAGAGTGGCATTGGCGACATCGTCGATGGCGACTTGTATGCCATCAACCACAATGGCCAGTTGCGGGTGAAACAGCTCTACCGCCTGCCTTCCGGGATTCGTCTGCGCAGTTTCAATCGCGATGAGCACCCGGATGAGGACTACAGTTTCCAGGATATCCAGGATGAGCAGATTAGCATCCTCGGCCATGTATTCTGGTGGGGCATGTACGCCCGTTAACCTCCTTACGTAAGACAAAGCCCGCCAGTGCGCGGGCTTTTTTTCGTCTGCAAAAAACCGGCAAACCCTTCACCCGCAAGGCTGAAAATGCACCCGTGCATTTATCGCGTAAAAATAAATGCATTTATGCATTGACTGTATATGCATGCATGCATATTCTTCATCTCAAGCCAGCCAACAAGGTGGTGGAGGCGGCAAGGATGCTGCCAAGGAAGACAAGGAAGGCACGCAACATTGGCAAGGACGCCATCGAAGCGATGGCAGGGATGCCAGGCAACACCGGCAAGGATGCCGACGCTCTTTAGTTTCAACGCTTCAAAAACAGGCAGCGATGAACCGGCCTAATAACGGTTCAGAGGGTTGGCAACTGACCCGGGTGTGCAGCGTAAAGCACCAGAAGCAGTTATCCGGCAGACAGGGATCGTGGTCGGAAAAACATCTTAGGAAAGGTCCGTACCGCGCCAGTAGCGCCGAAAGACCGAATCTGGACCGCATTACTGAAAAGCCCGGGCGACCGGGCTTTTTGGAATGCCTACCTATCGAAGCATTTGTAAATGAAAAACGGACTATCTATTGCTCAGCCAGGAGGCGTGACATGACAAATGAACAGCAAGCGTTAGCGGAAATGCCTATCTGGCTGGTCATCGTATTGGCAGTGATCGGCGGGGTATCCGGCGAAATGTGGCGCGCCGACAAAGAGGGCGCACGGGGTTGGTCGCTGATCCGCCGTCTGGCCCTGCGCTCCGGGGCCTGCATGGTGTGCGGCGTTTCAGCGCTGATGCTGTGCTACGCCGCCGGCATGTCGATCTGGACAGCCGGCGCCATTGGTTGCCTGACTGCCATGGCCGGTGCCGATGTAGCCATCGGCCTGTATGAGCGGTGGGCGGCCAAGCGCATCGGGATCAACGAAAACTCCCGTCAGGACCCGCAGTAACTGTTGCAAGGACGCTACTTAAAATGACGCTCATCGAAAAGCCCTCTCAACTGCCCCTCGCCATTGGCGAAGCGCTAAAAGCGGCCTTCCCGGACTTGAAGGTCGGCAATCACCAAGACTTTAACGGCGCCGGGGACAAAACCGGCGTACTGATTACTGTCGAGGGCAATGGCCCCGGCATTCGCTCTCGCGAAGGGCGCAAGGCTCACGCGTTGACCCTTTCGCTCAAGGCCATGGTTGCGCCCGGGGCATTGCCATTTGATGCCTGCGACCTGGCCAGCCAACTTATGGACCTGGTGCTGGATAACCGCTGGAAGCTGCCGCAGGCACAGTGTGATTTGCCGATGAATATCGTCGCCGCGCCGTCTGTGCGCACCACGGCGGAAACGGACTACGACACCTGGACCGTTTCGTTCACCCAAACCCTTTACTTGGGACCTGTATTACTCACAGATCCCACCGGCCAACCGCTGTTCGCCCGCACCTGGGAAGTCTCGAACATCAACGACCCCGATCAATACAAACCACTGGCGGAGTAGCCCATGTTCGACGCGCTGTTACGCATGCAACTGGGGCCGATCGTCGAGCGCCTGGTGGAAATGGAAACCCAGCTTGAAGACCTTTACCGACGTGCCGAAAGCTTCTGCCGCATTGGCGTGTGTCAGGAGGTCGACGCCGCCAGCAGTACCTGCAAGGTCAGCCACGGTGAGTTGCTCACGCCGGCCATCCGATTTTTCAACCCCAGCGCCGGTGCACAGACTGAAACGCGCATTCCGTCCGTGGGCGAACAATGCCTGTTGCTCAACTACGGCGGCGGCGAAGGTGGCGGCCAGTCTGTGGCCTTGTTCGGCCTGAACAGTAGTCAGTTTCCGCCGGTCTCCAGCGTTGCCAGCTTGACCCGGCGCCGCCATCAGGACGGCACACAAAGCGACTACGACGACGCCAGCCACACGTTCAACTGGGTCAACGGCCCCACCACATTTACCGGCTCGCGCGAACAGGTCGACATCAAGGTCGGCGCCGCCAGCCTGACCATGAGCGCCCAGGGCATCACCCTGCAAATCGGCGGCACCCGCCTGTTGCTCGATGCTGGCGGCGCACACTTCAGCGGCCCCGTGGTGGACCACCAAGGACGCGTCATCAGCCCCCGATAAGGACACCGCATGATCGGAATCGACAGGAACACCGGGGCAGCCGTCGATGACTGGCTGCAATTCGTGCAGCGCGCCACCCGAGCGCTGACCACCCCCGTGGGCACTCGCCAAAAACGCCCGCTGTATGGCTCGCAGATCCCGCAACTGCTCGGCCAGAACCTCGGCGACGACCTGCTGATCCTCGCTCAAAGCCACGCCGCCCAAGCGTTCTATAACGCGCAGAACGGCATCGGCGACTTCCAACCCCAGGTCATCGTCGCAACCCGCCAAGGCGCGGGCCTGCTGCTGCGCTTTGCCGGCACCTGGAAAAACCGCCAACAATCCTTTGAGGTCGTGACATGAGCATGCTGATCCCCGGCCAGAACCAACTGGCGGAACCGGCCATCATCGCGGTGGATGAGTTCGAACCGTTGCTGGCCGAATTCAAGGCGTTTGTTGTCGATTACGTCGCCACGCGAGCGCCGCAAAGTGCGGCCAAACTCAAGGTCAGCCTCGACAATGAAAGCGAGCTGCTGACCCTGGCGCTGGAAGCGTTTTGTGTGCGGCTGCAAACCCACGAGCGCAAATACAATGCGCGCATCAAACAGATGCTGGCGTGGTGGGCCACCGGCAGCAATTTGGATGCACGCCTGGCCGATATGGGCCTGGAACGCCAGGTACTCGATCCCGGCGACCCGGCGGCGTTTCCGCCCGTGCCGCCAACATTGGAGAGCGATGACGACGCTCGCCTGCGTTACTACCTGGCGCCACATGCCCCGGCCGCAGGTTCGCGAATGCAGTATCGGCGTGAGGTGTTCACTCTAGGCGAGCGGCCGTCGGTGAAGGTGCAAAGCGCGACGCCGGGCGTGGTGACGGTCAGCTACACCTTTGACCCGGACGGCTATGCGGCCCAGGTCAAAGATGGCAACGGGCGTCGAACAGCGCCCGGCGAAGTCATGGTCACCGTGCTTTCCCGTGAGGGCGACGGCACGCCGTCCGCCGATTTGCTTGACGGCGTTCGTCGCCATTTCGCACGGCCGGATGTGCGGCCGGAGACGGACCTAGTGAGCGTGCAAAGTGCGCAAATCCTGCCGTACAAAATCCGCGTGGTCGCCAAGATCAACGCCGGCCCGGATTCGGGGCTGACTCAAGTCGCTGCACAGAAACTGTTGCAGGACTACGCGGAGTCTTGTCACCGGCTGGAAGGGCGGGTGGATCCGAGCTGGATTGACTACGCGATTCACAGTGCCGGGGCTGCGCAACTGCAGATCCTTGAGCCCCTGGCGCCGATCATCAGCACCGCATTCCAGGCGCCGTATTGCACCGGGGTTGAAGTGGAGGTTCGTACGTTATGAGTGAGCGCAAACCGAGCCTGTTACCTGCTAACAGTTCGCCTTTGGAAAAAGCGCTGGATCAAGGTTTCGGTCAGTTACTCGAGCGAGTCACGCCACCTTTTCCCGAGTTGATGGACCCGACGCAAACCCCTGCCGATTTTTTACCGTATTTAGCGGCTGACCGAGGCGTAAACGAGTGGAGCGCTACCGCTGCGGAGGCCGAAAAGCGCGTAACAGTAAAGCTCGCCTGGCCGACCGCTCGACAGGCCGGTACCCGTACAGCACTCGAAAATGCTGCCAAAGGCCTGCAACTGATCCCCGAGGTGCGGGCCTGGTATGAGCAGTCGCCGCGAGGCAAGCCTTTCAGTTTTTCCATCAGGGCGTATTCCGAACTGCCGTACAGCGAAGAAATCGACGCGAGGCTAGATCGGCGTCTAGCAGAGGCCAAAAGCGAGCGCGACATTTTTACCGTTACGGTGGGCTTGAGCGCGTTTGGCAGCCACGCCATCGGTGCGGCCACCGTCTGCGGTGAGCTGACCACTATTTATCCGATTGTTATCCAGGGGCTCGAAGCGTCCGGCATGGCCTTTATGGCCGGCGGACTCTACACGGTCGAAACCGTCACTATTTATCCACAGGGGTCCTAAATGGCCGACTTTTATACCCTGCTGACCAATGCAGGGATTGCTTACGAAACTGCCTGTAAGGCAGCCGGCGTACCTATCAAACTCGCGCAAATTTCAGTCGGTGACGGCAATGGCGCTGTCTACAACCCCGACGCCACGGCAAAAGCGCTGAAGCGCGAAGTGTGGCGCGGGCCGTTGAACGCGCTGTTTCAGGATGAGAAAAATCCGAGCTGGTTGTTGGCCGAAGTGACGATTCCACCTGAGGTTGGTGGTTGGTATGTGCGCGAGGCCGGGCTTTGGACCGACACAGGGGTTCTTTACGCAATCGTTAAATACCCGGAGTCGTTCAAGCCGGTGCTGGCGACGTCCGGGTCGGGAAAAGAGTTTTATATCCGCTCGATTTTCGAGACCAGTAACGCGTCGTTGGTGACGTTGTTGATTGATGACACGGTGGTCAAGGCGACACGGGCTTGGGTGACCGGTTATGTGGCTGATGAGTTGGCCAAGCTGGATGCGAAACAGTCTGTGCGCGTGGCGACTACGGCAAGTATCACCCTGAACTCAGCGCAAATTATTGATGGTGTGGCGGTTGTGGCGGGCGATCGGGTTCTTGTTAAAAACCAGACTGCTGCGAAAGATAACGGGCTTTACGTTGTTACAAACAACGCGTGGGTTCGTACTAAAGATGCGGACTCGAGTGCCAAGGTAACATCGGCGATGACCGTATCGGTTGAGCTAGGTGCTACGCTCGCGGATACGATCTGGCAGTTGGTCACGGACGGGGGGATTGTCCTGGGGACTACGCCTTTGGCGTTTCAGAATGTGACGCAGGGATTTGCGCCGCTCAACTCGCCAGCATTTAAGGGCCTGGCAACGGCCGAGTCGGCACCACGGTTCGATAGCTCTTCGCTGTTGGCGACAACTGAGTGGGCACGCCGCCTGGGTAAGCAATTTTCGGGCAGTACTGCTTTCAACGGTAACGGTTCGATTCTTGCGTCTTCCGTCGGTCAAGTGACCATGTTGTTTGGTGACGCGGCAAGCACCGTCAATCTTCCCTCTTCGGCAGACTTGCCCAACGGGGTGACTGTTACGGTCATTTGTTACAACACCGTTTCGGCGGCAATAACTCGGGCTGGGACTGATCTAATATACGGTGCGCAATCAGGACAGTCAGTTAGTGTAAAAAGCATACCGATGCTTTACGGGGATATTCTTGAGCTGACGTTGCTGAACAATGCTGCTGGTGCGGGAGCGTGGTACGTCAGCGGCGGTAATATGTTTGCCAGCGCAGTGGTTCCACAGTTTGATAACAGCCAGCGGTCTGCGTCCACTCAGTTCGTGCAACGGTCTTTGGGCAACCTAAGCGGCATTAGAATTTACGTTGAACCGGCCACAATCGAGGCCGAGGATTTTGGCCGCCTTGTGTTGGCGAATCCCGGTACTCCAATAACGTTAACCCTTCCGGTCGTTGGTGCCGGTCCGACGGGCTCAACGATCCATCTCCGAAACGTTGGTGGAGCACCTGTAACGGTAGTGCCTCCAGCTGGTGGCGGTATGTCTACCGTTGCCACGGTGCCGCTCGCGAGTATTGTCGTTAACGTCGGTGCATCCCTTGAAGCAACCGTACAGGGTACGAATTACTTTTGTGCTGGGTCGGCAACTTTAAAACATGTTTCTGACTTCACCGCCTCACTCAGTTATTCCGGCTACAAGAAAGAACCCAGTGGGTTGATCACCCAATGGGGGAGCACGGTTTCTTCCGGAACGCAGTCGGGAAACTGGTCCGTAACGCTGCCAATAACGTTCCCAACCGCCTGTCTAAGTGCATCCATTCTAGGAAACGGAGGGGCAACGACGTTCTCTGTTTTGCCAATGACGACTAACGCACTTATGGCCACCGCGATGAACTCTACGACGGGCGAGAAACTTTCAAATCTTGGTGGTTTTTTCATCGCCGTCGGGTACTGAATAAGGGGAATGGCATGTTTGCTTCAAAAGCTAATCGTGGTTTTTTTGACCCCGAAATTAATGATTTCATACCGGAAGACGCGGTAGAAATTTCCTTGGAAAGGCATGCCGAGCTGCTTGCTGGGCAATATGAGGGCAAGATCATTGCTTGGGGAGATGATGGCTTTCCTTTGCTCGTTGAACCACCACCTCCCAGTGACCAGGAGCTGACTGCCTCTGAGCGCACTTGGCGTGATATTCAATTGGCGGCTACTGACAGCGTGGTAGCTCGTCACCGGGATGAGCTTGAGGACGAGTCTAAAACCACACTCACCGCTGAGCAGTACTCCGCATTGCAAGCTTATCGTCGCGCCTTGCGCAAGTGGCCAGAGGCTGGCGAGTTTCCCTTGAGCGAGCACCGGCCCCCGGCGCCGACCTGGCTCTCAACGCTACTCCAATAAATGCCCCGCTCTGACGGGGCGTCTTCTTTTCTGGCTTTCACTTTTCGTTAACCCAACAAAAACCGCGCTGCGGTTTTTTTTATGCCCGGAGATCCACCTATGGCTAACCGCCAAACCTACACCGTCCTCATCCCATTCCCCATCGGAGGTGGCCACTGGTCCACCGCCGGCGAAGAACTGGAATTGCTCGACGTCGAAGCATCCGCCCTGCGCACCGCCGGCCGCCTGGAACTGACCAGCGTCCTCAACTCCACCCCCAAGAAGGCTGACTAACCATGGCTGAGGTTCTTAACTTCGAGCACAACGGCATCACCGTGAATGCCACCGAATCCCCCGAGGCCATGGGTGGCCTTGGCGATAACGTCATCGGCCTGGTCGGCACTGCGCCGAACGCTCACGCGTCGATCCCGAAAAACGCGCCGTTTCGCATCAACAGCTTCACCACCCAGGCGCTGCTGGACCCCACCGGCGCTGAGTCGGGCACGCTGTTCCAGGCCGTCTACCAGATCCTCAAAGTGGTGAAGGTGCCGGTCTACGTGGTGATCGTGGAGGAGGGCGCAACCCCGGCCGACACCCTCAACAATGTGATCGGCGGCAACGAGCCGACCACTGGCCGCAAACTGGGCCTGGCTGCCCTGAGCAGCGTCCCTGAAGACCTGACCATCATCGGCGCCCCTGGCTTCACCGGCACCAAAGCCGTGGCCGGTGAGTTCGCCGCCTTCGGCAAACGCATCAAGGCCCGTGTGGTACTGGATGGCAAGGATGCTTCGGTTGCTGACCAAGTGACCTACAGCGGCGAGCTGGGCGGGGCCGACCTCGGTTTCGACCGTTGCCTGCTGGTGCACAACATGCCGTCGGTGTACTCCAAGGCGGCGAAAAAGAACGTGTTCCTGTCGCCATCGTCGCTGGCCATCGCTGCACTGGCCAAGGTCAAGCAGTGGGAAAGCCCAGGCAACCAGGTGACGTTCGCCGAGGACGTTTCCCGCGTGGTCGAGTACAACATCCTCGACACCTCCACCGAAGGCGACCTGCTCAACCGCTACGGCGTGAGTTACTACGCACGCACCATCCTTGGCGGTTTTTCGCTGCTGGGTAACCGCTCCATCACCGGCAAGTTCATCAGCTACGTCGGCCTGGAAGATGCGATCAGCCGCAAGCTGGTCAAGGCCGGCCAGA